AACAAAGATAGTTTGCCGGGTTACTTTAATGAGCAGACGCGTGAGTATGTGCCTTGGTACGTTGATTTGTTTGACGGCGGTGGCTTAAATGCTGCTGGCGGTCAAGCTGAGCAAGAGGCTGCGCAGTCCAAGTCTGCGGCTGCGGGCGTTACGCCCGGCGGCGCTCCTATGCAGTCTCCCGGTTTACTCGCAAATAATCAATTGTCTGACATGGAGCGTAGGCAAAGGTCAAATCCACTTGAGCCATTTGGCGGGTTTGGTCCTGCAATACAAGATACGCCAGACACGTCATATTACACGCCACCTTCGTCTATGCAGATGCCGTCTCAGACAACACCGGGTTTAGGCAGTCAGCCATCTAATATGGAATCTGCAAGGCTTGACGAAGCCAAGCGTAGGTTTGAGGCTGACCTCGTTTCCAATACAATGTCCAATATATACGACCCTAGGTTAAAAATGGAATCTACAGGATATGGCCGTTCACCATATATTTTCGAAAGGTACAATAGAAAAACAGATTTGGGTGCTGCGGGCTACGGCCCTATGGAGCAGGCTCCTTCGTCTATGCAAATGCCAACCCAAAGTAATGCTGAATATCAAGAGTTTGTAAAATTTCTTTCCGACGATGGCGGATTTACACGAGAGCTTCAAAATCCAGAATGGATGCAAAGGGCTTTTAACAGGTATATGCAGTCGCGTGCCAATTAAGGATTACAGGTAAATGGCAATCACAACTTACGCAGAGCTAAAGTCTAGCATAGCCAACTGGCTCAACCGCGACGACCTTACGGCGGTTATTCCTGATTTTATTAGTTTGGCGGAAGCTGGCATTAATCGTGACTTGCGGCATTACAAGATGGTCAACCGCGTTGATGCTACGCTTGATAGCCGCTATGTGCAGATGCCTGCTGATTGGATTGAGACTGTTCGTTTTGGCATTACATCTGGCACAACGTATCGCCTTGAGTTAATTTCGCGCGATGACATGCTTGAGTATCGTGAACGCAATTCTGACATTGCGGGTCGTCCGCGTTTTTACGCAAACATTGGCGATACCATTGAGGTGTTTCCAACGCCCGATGGCGAGTACACAATGCAGCTTCAGTATTACGCAAAGACGCCTGAGTTGAGCGACAGCAACGCTGACAACTGGCTTTTGCGAGATGCGCCTGACGTTTACTTGTATGGCGCGTTAATTCAGTCTGCGCCTTACTTGAATGACGACGCCCGCGCTGAAACTTGGGCTGCGCTTTATTCAGCTGCAATGCAATCGCTGCAAAGGGCGTCAGATGACACTCGATTTGCTGGTTCGGGCATCCGTATGCGCGTGACTAGCTATTAGACTGAAACTGGTGTATAACGGCCACAGATATATCTAACGGAGAAATCCATGTCTTTAACAAATGCTTTTGAGACAAGTACACTTCAGTATTTGTTGACAACTGGTAGCGTAACCCGCCCGACAGCTTGGTATGTCGGCTTGTTTACATCTGACCCAACTGACACTGGCACTGCTGGCACTGAGGTGTCTGGCTCTGGCTATGCCCGCACGGCGGCGACATTCAGCGTCACTGGCGACACGGCGTCAAACACAGCGTCGATTGAGTTTCCGGCAGCCAGCGGTGGCAACTGGGGTACAATCGGATGGATCGGAATCATGGACGCGTCTTCTGGCGGCAACATGATTATTCATTCTGCGCTCGACACTGCCAAAGCCATCAACGATGGCGATGTGTTCCGCATCCCAACTGGCGACCTTGATATTACGGCAAGCTAATGGCCTTGCGCTCCACATATAACTCAGGGGTTTTTAACTCTGGGTTATACGGCGAGCCTGAGACGACGCAGGGCGCTGTTTCTGCGTCTATTGGCGTTTCTGCATCTGCGTCTGCTGTTACGATTGTTGACGCGTCATCGTCTGCGTCCATTGCGTTTGTTGCGTCACAGCCAACTGGTGTTCGCATTGTTGACGCGTCGGCCAGCATAAGTCTTGGCGGCATTGCAAACGTATCTGCTATCACTTACGAGGTTATACCGGGCTTCCGTCCGGGTTACGGTCTCAACACTTATGGATCGTATATTTACGGTGAGAACCGCAGTACGGAAGATGCCAGCGCAACTGCTAGTATTGCTTTTGCGGCAAGCGTTGCGGGTGGAGTTACTCGGAATGTTTCGTCGTCAACTGCGATTGATTTTGCGTTTACATCTAATGGCGTAATTGATGTAGTTGCCTCATCTACTGCTGCTATTTCAATTTCTTCCGATATAGGTTATATCAGGGTAAGAACTTTTGCGGTTTCCGATGATATTGCATTTACGCCTGTAGTAAATGCAAGGTATAAGTGGGAAGACGCACCTGACCCGACAACCATATGGACAGACGCATCTGATCCATCGACGACTTGGACAGAAGCAGACTACTTAGAGAGGGCCGCGTAATGCCTACTACAACGACAAATTATTCTTGGAATAAACCAACCGTAGGCGGCGACGAAGACGCTTGGGGTGGTTATCTAAACGGCAACTGGGACGACCTTGACACGACATTAAAGACCGTCGAAGACAAGGCCGACGCAGCAGCTTCAACAGGTAAAGCCATCGCAATGGCAATTGTATTCGGTTAATAGGAGAAAACCATGGCCGCCCCAAACGTAGTAAATGTCGCCACAATCACCGCCAAGTCGGCGCTGGTGGCTTTGTCTTCAACCTCGCAAACAACGCTGGTCAGCAACGCTGCATCGAGCGGCAAGGTGTTTAAGATCAACATGATCCAAGTCGCAAACGTCGATGGCACAAACGCCGCTGACGTTACGGTTGACGTTCACAGCGCCGCTGCTGGCGGTGGCACAGCTTACTCGCTGGTTGCGACTGCATCGGTTCCTGCTGACGCTTCATTGATTGCGCTAGATAAAAGCACGGCTCTGTATCTTGAAGAAGACAAGTCGATCACAGCTACTGCTAGTGCAGCTAACGACCTTGAAGTCATCGTGAGCTACGAAGAAATCTCGTAAGGAGAGCCGCCATGCGTTTGATCGGCAATGTAGAGAAAGACGCTCAGGTAAGGGCGGTGGCTTCTGGTGCTTTGCCCAGCGGTGATGCTGTTGTAGTTAACAGCGATGGGACTGTGAGTGTTGTTGAAGAGACAAATGTTAGTCAGGGAACAGGAACTCCCGCAGTGTTTGAAAACGCAAACTCCACGAATAACTCTGTTACATTTGACAGCAACACAAACAAAGTGGTTGTTACCTATACAGATCAAGGCAACTCCAACTACGGCACTGCCGTTGTCGGAACAGTTAGTGGTACTAACATCAGTTTTGGTACGCCTGTAGTTTTTAACAGCTCTGGCGTGACGCTAAACTCTGCGGTATTCGACACGGCTTCAAATAAAGTGGTTATTGCCTATAGACTTCAGACGGGGGGCATCGGCACAGCTATTGTCGGAACTGTGAGTGGAGCAGGTATTAGCTTTGGTTCTTCTGCGGTGTTTGAGAATGCGTCGTCCCTATTCATTCAAGCTACCTTCGACAGTAACTCTAACAAGGTTGTCATTGCGTACAATGATGCCGCCAACTCTAACTACGGAACAGCCATTGTCGGAACAGTAAGTTCTACGTCCATTAGCTTCGGTAGTCCCGTAGTTTTTAAAACGGCAAGATGCGATAGTATCGGGATTACGTTTGACAGTGCTTCCAACAAAATTGTCATTACCTACCAAGACTGGGGGAACTCGTACTACGGAACAGCCATTGTCGGAACAGTAAGCGGCACGGGAATCAGCTTTGGAACTGCTACTGTTTTTGAAGCTGCCACTACGAGTTACACATCTCCTACCTTTGACAGCAGTACGGGCAAGGTTGTTATTGCTTATCGGGACGGAGGAAACTCTAACTACGGGACTGCTATAGTCGGAACCGTAAGCGGCACGGGAATCAGCTTTGGAACAGCAGTAGTTTTCGAGGCTGCAACCACATTTTACCAAGCCGCTACCTTCGACAGTAATACGAACAAAGTTGTGATTGCTTATCGGGACGATGGAAATTCTAGCTACGGTACAGCTATTGCTGGCACGGTAAGCGGGACAAGTATTACTTTTGAGTCACCTTCTGTCTTTGAGACTGCGGCTGTAGAACTGACGGCTGTAACTTTTGATAGCTCTGCGAGCAAAGTTGTGGTTGCGTACACAGACGGGGGGAATTCAAATTATGGAACGGCGGCTACGTTTACCCCAAGTAGCACATCCACCAACCTCACATCCGAAAACTTCCTCGGCTTTGCTGCGCACACATACGCTGACACGCAGAGCGCCTTGGTCAACTCTACCTGCACCGTGGATCGCAACCAGAGTAGTTTAACTGCGGGTCAGACTTACTATGTTCAAACTGATGGCTCTCTAGGCACAACAGCGGCTGATCCGTCTGTCGTGGCTGGCACTGCCATCTCATCTACTGAAATCATCGTGAAAGGTTAAACTGATGAAGACCATTGTTGAAACATCCAGCGGCTTGAGCAAGTACCTTCTTGCTGATGACGTGACTATTACTGCCACGGCAGACAACATCACAGTGGGTGATCCTGCTCAGTTCATCATTGGTGACTTGAACAGCACCACAGTGACCGTCACTGACAACGTGACCAACGCCCCTGCGGATTGGTCTGGCAACAAGTATTTCTTTGACGGCACTACATGGACGTTGAACCCTGACTGGGTAGACCCAACTCTCGACGAGGAATAATTATATGCGTATCATTGGAAACGATCCAAGCACTCCAAGACAAGCACAGATTGTCGCCAGTGGTACGCTGTCCACGGGGGATGCTGTTGTAGTTAATAGCGATGGGACTGTTAGCATAATAGGTTTTTCTGACCCTAGTGTAGGTTCACCTACAACGTTTACTAACGGCAACCCTCCAGATAAAGATGTTGTATTTGATAGTTCAAACAATAAAGTTGTAGTTGTTTATAGGGACATGGGTAACAGTAGTTCTGGCACAGCTATTGTCGGGACTGTAAGCGGAAGCTCTATTTCGTTTGGCACTCCTGTTGTTTTTAATACAGGTCAAACTCAATTTATTTCTGCTACGTTTGATACTAATAATAACAAAGTGGTAGTAGCCTATAGGGACGATACTAATTCTAGTTATGGTACTGCTATAGTAGGGACTGTAAATGGTACGTCTATCTCTTTTGGAAGCCCTACCGTTTTTAACAGTGCCGCTACAGCGTATACATCCTGCACGTTTGATACTAATAATAACAAAGTAGTAGTAGCCTATAGAGGCACATCCTCTTATGGTACAGCTATAGTAGGGACGGTAAGCGGTACGTCTATCTCTTTTGGTACTTCTACTGTATATGAATCAGCAGAGTCTAACTATAATTCTGTCGTATTTGATAGCAGTAACAACAAAATTGTTATTGCATATGCTAGATATATTTCCTCTACTAACGGACGGGCTGTAGTAGGAACTGTAAGCGGAACCTCAATAAGTTTTGGTACACCTGTTACTTTTGATAGTGCAGAAGCAGCGTACACATCGGCAGCGTTTGATAGTATCAACAATAAAGTAGTTATTGCCTACTACGGAAGTTCAGGTAGCGGTAAAAGTCTTGTTGGCACCGTAAGCGGAAACTCTATCAGCTTTGGTACGACAGTAACTTTTAGTGTTAGAGCTGCTTATATAGCAACAACTTTTGATGTAAGTACAGGTAAAGTCGTTGTGGCGTACCACGATTTTTCATCACAGATGCCTTTTGCTATAGTAGGAACCGTAAGCGGAACCTCTATAACTTTTGGAACAGCGTTACAGTATAGTACCAATATTACTTCTTGGATTTCCTCTGCATATGACAGCAATAGTAATAAAGTAATAATAGCTGACCAAAATTATAATGGTTCTAGTCTCGATGGTAAGGCCGTTGTCTTTGACTCTGGTTCAACCAACGCCTCGTCCTACATCGGCACAGCCGCCACAGGCGCACCTGACGGCACTGGTGCAAAGATCAACCTCAAGGGCGCTGTGGACGAGAACCAATCTGGCCTTACCGCAGGTCAAAGCTACTACGTCCAGACAGACGGAACACTCGGCACCACGCCAGCAGACCCAAGCGTATTCGCAGGGACAGCCGTGGCTGCAAACAAACTGATCGTGAAAGGGTAACACATGGCGCTCGACACCATTCCAAAGCAAGAGGGCGGTAAGCTCAAGGCCGTTGCATCTGGTACGCTGCCGAGCGGTCAGCCTGTTGTAGTTAATGCAGATGGTACTGTGAGTGTTATCGGTGGCGCTTCTGAATCTCTTGGGTCTGAGTCAATCTTTAATTCTGGAAGTACAGATGTACCGACTTCGGTTTATGATGCAAATGCTGGAAAAATAGTAGTCGCATATCGTGATGAGTCAAATTCAGACTATATTGTAGCCGTTGTCGGCACTGTATCTGGTTCGTCTATTAGCTTTGGCTCTGAGGTTGTTGTCGCTAATAGTGCCATCACTGAAACCGCTATTGCTTACGATGCGAATGCACAGAAAGTGGTTGTTTTTTATGAAATATCAAATGCGTTAAACTGCAAAGTAGGCACCGTGAGCGGAACGTCGATCAGTTTTGGCTCTGAGGTAACCGTTAAGAGCGGTACAGTAATAACTGTGGACGCTACTTACGATGAAAATTCTCAAAAGGTTGTAGTTTTTTATGCAGATAATAGCAATGGTAATAAGCCTACTGCAAAAATTGGCACAGTAAGCGGAACCTCCATTAGTTTTGGGAGCGAAGTGGTGGCGAAGGCTGCTGCTTCCGACTTTGTTTCAATAACATATGACAGCAATGCACAAAAAGTTGTTGCTTGTTGGCAAGACCAAGGTAACTCAAATTATGGAACGGCTGCAGTTGGTTCTGTGTCTGGAACATCTATATCCTTCGGCACCCCCGCAGTGTTTCAAAGTGCTTCAACAGAAAACATTGCTGTTGGGTTTGATGGCTCTAACAATAAAGCTGTGGTTGCCTACAAAGAGGGTGGCGCAAATAACGACTTTTATGTAATAGTTGGTACAGTTAGTGGCACAGGCATCAGCTTCGGGACAAGGGTGCAGATTACCACCAACTCAACCCAGTGGCATCATATAATATATGACGAAACGGCTCAAAAAGTAGTTATTACATATAGAGATCGTGGAGACTCTGATTATGGAAAGTATGTTATTGGTGAGGTTAGCGGTACAAGTATTACCCTAGAAACTCCTGTGGTTTTTTCTGCCACCACAACAGAACACCCGTCCCTTTCTTACGATAGTGCAAATAATAAAGTTGTAATATCTTACAGGGCTAGCACTGGTCGTTCAAAAGTTTTGCAAGTGGGGTACTCTACCCTCACCTCCGAGAACTACATCGGCATCTCGTCTGGCGGCGCTGTAGCAGACACAGGCAACGCCACCATAGATATAGTTGGCACAGTCAACAAAGAGCAGTCGGGCCTCACGCCCGGTCAGCAATACTACGTCCAGACGGATGGCACGATAGGTGAAACCCCTGCTGATCCAAGTGTATTGGCGGGGACCGCCGTTTCTGCTACAAAGATGGTAGTCAAATCATAAGGTAGCGTCATGCCGTTAATACCGCTCAACATCCCAGCAGGACAGTATCGCAACGGCACTGAGTATCAGTCTCAAGGCCGTTGGCGCGATGCAAACTTAATCCGTTGGCATGAGGGTGCGTTGCGCCCAGTCGGCGGCTGGCGTCAACGCGGAAGTGTTGATTTAGATGGCGTAGCCCGCACAATGATTGCGTGGGAAGATAACAGCGGTGGCCGACGCGTGGCGTTTGGAACGTACAATAAGTTGTACGCCATGACATCTGGTAACGCTGTTAGTGACATTACGCCAGCAGGCTTCACCGCTGGTCGCGTTGATGCCACATCCTTTACCAGCTACGGCGGCGGCGTTTACGGCAATAGCCTTTACGGCTTGCCCTCAGAAGACATCGGCACTATTTTCCCGGCGACCACATGGAGCTTGGAGAACTGGGGTGAATACTTGCTAGGCATGACAGCTGATGACGGTAAGATTTATGAGTGGCAGCTTAACGGCGGAACACCAGCCGCAGTTCTGTCAAATGCCCCTGTAGATTGTTCCGGCATGATGGTAACAGAAGAGCGCTTTGTTTTCGCTTTTGGTGCGGGCGGCAACCCTCGCAAGATTGCATGGTCTGACCGTGAGGATAACAACAATTGGACACCAGCAGCAACTAACGAGGCTGGTGACATTGAAATCCAAACCAACGGCACAATCCTCAAGGGTTTGCGCACGCGCGGGCAGTCATTGATCTTGACTGACCAAGACGCCCACACAGCCACATACAGCGGCCCTCCATTCGTTTATGGCTTTGAGCGTGTAGGTACATCATGTGGTTTGATTGCAGCCAACGCAGCTGCGTCAATTGACGAGGGCGTAGTGTGGATGGGCCAGCGCTCATTCTTTATCTATGCTGGCGGCTCTGTGCGTGACTTGCCATGTGAGGTTGCGGATTACGTTTTTAGCGACATGAACAACGACCAGCGGTCAAAGGTTCACGCCGTAGTCAACAGCCGCTTCAATGAAATCTGGTGGTTCTACCCAAGCGCAAGCGGAACAGAGTGCGACAGCTATGTTGCATTTGACTACGCAGAAAACATTTGGACCACTGGTACGATTGACCGCACAGCTGGCGTTGATCGTGGCGTATTCCGCCAGCCATTCTGGATTGCTGCCGATGGTGTTTTGTATGAGCAAGAGATTGGCTTTGACTACGGCGGCCAATCTCCATTTGCCGAGACAGGCCCAATTGCGCTTGGTGTAGGCGAGAACGTGATGGCTGTGCGCGGCATGATCCCAGACGAGAATACGCTGGGTGACGTTAACGCCACATTTAAGACACGTTTCTATCCGACAGATACTGAGCGTGATTACGGCCCGTATAACATGGCTAACCCAACAAGCCTGCGGTTTACTGGGCGTCAGATCAGAATGCGCGTCACAGGCAACACTGACTCTGATTGGCGCGTTGGCATCATGCGGCTTGACGCGGTAGCGGGCGGGCGCAGATGAGCCGGATACTCCCTCCCATTACGGTCAATATAAACCAGTGGGCCGAGAATATGCGGCGTTACTTGGGCCGAGCTTTGGATCAGCTTGGCTTTAAGGAAACGTATTCATCGGCGTCCGAGAATGGTGTGATGCTGTGGGACAATGCGCTTGGTTATCCGGTGGTCAGCAAAAACGGCGAGTGGCGTCAAATTGTACTGGAGGATGGCCAGTATGCTGGCGGCGTCACAACAGATCAGACTGCTGCATCTATCAACACAGCCTACGCTTTGACGTACACATCAAGCATTGCCGAGGGCATCACAAACGGCACACCAGCCTCTCGCTTGGTGTTTGAGGAAGCTGGCCAGTACATGATTGCGTTTTCGGCGCAAATTGCGTCTACATCCAGCTCAACTGTAAACTTTTGGTTTTGGCCCCGCGTCAACGGCACAGACGTTTCTGGGTCAACGATGAAAAGCGCACTGCATCAAAACGGTTCGGTTCTTGTTGTTGGCAGGTCTGCAATATTTAACTTTGCCGCCGGAGATTACTTGGAGGCGATGTGGGCTGTTGATAGCACTACTGGGTTTTTGCACTCAACTGCGGCAACGGCGTTTGCACCAGCAGCGCCGTCCTCAACCATTGCGATAACGAGGTTGCATGGATAAAGAGCTAGAAAGATGCAAGCCTTGGATTGATGCAGCTCTAAGCTACAGCGGTGGCACACATGGGTTCGATGATATAGTCGCTGGATTGCAAAAAGGTACGCTGCAACTGTGGCCTACGCCAAGGGGGTGCATAGTCACTGAAATAGTGGTATATCCGAAGAAACGCGTGTTAAACGTATTTCTAGGTGGCGGTGAATTGGACCAGATTTTAGATATGCACGATGATGTGATAGAATGGGGCAAGGCTCAAGGTTGCAGCGCTCTAACAATGTCCGGCAGGTTTGGCTGGAAGAAACCATTGAAGGCGCACGGCTGGGAAGCCCAGCACGCCTCATACGTTAAGGAGTTTGAGTAATGTCAGGCGGAAAAGGTGGATCAACATCCTCAACGGTTGAAATTCCTCAATACATTGAGGACGCGGCAAAGCGCAATCTAGCCCGTGCGGACACAATCTCTCAGATTGGTTATGTCCCGTATTACGGTCCAGATGTAGCTGCGTTTACTCCGATGCAAGAGGCTGCGTTCCGAAACACGGCTGGCACTGCTGGCGCTTTTGGTTTGGCTGGCGGCGACATGTCCCAGCAGGATATTATGGGCGGAATGCCAGCTCCAACTACATATGCGGGTGGTGTGCGCGGTTATTCTTCTGCGCCAATGTATGAGCAAGCTATGGATGAGCTTGCTACGCGCCGTCCGGGTCAGAAATCGCTTATTGATAGCTTGTTTATTGATCCATACTCAGGCGTTCCCGGGGCAAATGTTGGCCCAATGGTTGACTACACTGACACCCGCACACCCGGCGACTTGGGCGGTGGTTCTGTTGGTGACGGTGGTGACGGTGGAAGTGTGTATTTCCCAGAAACCATTCGGGGGACTCCTACCGCCCCAACAGACGGAACTGTTTATACGTCAACCGACTTTGCGGGCAACGAAGTTCCGTACACAATAGTTACCCCTACAGATGTTCGTCCGCCCGGTTACATTGACAACACTCCGTCAACCTTCCCTGAGCAGCGCCAGTATTATGATTCAAGTCCAATGTTACCGGGCGGACCAGCTATAATGCACTCAAGCGACGGAACGTCAACTAATCTTGGTTATGATCTTGGGCCGTCTGTAGCGGGTGGCCGTGGAACTATTGTGCCGGGTCAGCCTACATATGCTGCCCAGCCAACTCAGGAGCAGCTTGATTACGCAGCAACTAGCCTAGACCCATTTGGCGGCGCTGGCCCTGACGTTACTTCTGGCCCCATTTCTGGATTAGTATCTGGCGGCGGCGCTGACGGGGTAGGCAACTTTGGAAAAGTGGGCGATTTCTTCGGAGGGCTTCTTGGCGGATTAAACGTAACGGGTCCACCAGTAGAGAATAAAGTCACCTCATACTCCCACGCGACAGACAACGAAAGCTATGCCTCACAGCTTGCGGAAGCGGCTGCACGTCAATCAGAACTTCAAAGTCTAGCGTCAGCACTCGACACACGTGAAAAACTTTCTGCTTATACAAATTCTGAGAGCGCCAATTTTGATGCGCCAACGATAAGAGCAGCACAGTTGTCGAACGGTGGTACTGGGATTGTCTACAAGGACGACCGCCGCGAAGTTTATTTAGATGGGGTCTTAATCGGCAACCCCAAGCGCGCTGAAGCGGCAGAACTGATGCTTGCCAAGGCGCAGGCAGCAAAAGAAGCAGCGCGCACGCCTCCACCACCCCCGCAGGTAATAAGAAACTGATAACTCAAGCAAAGAAAGGCCTGTAAAATGGGCGCACCAGCACCAGCACCGACAATGGCCGCGCAGCCTACTGCACAGCCTAACGCAACATACCAGCCAGCACCAATGGCTCCGCAGCAAGGCTTCAACGTAAACCAAGCCTCGGCGGGGGCGTTGCAAGGCGCAATCGGCGGCACTCAGCGTGCCATGCAGGCTCCACTGCAAGTTGGCGCTTATGCCAACCCGTACACCAGCGCGGTCATAGATCGGACGCAGCAAGACATTGAGCGTCAGCGTCAAATGGCCATGAACACACTTGGCGCTCAAGCCACAGCGGCAGGCGCGTTTGGCGGCTCACGTCAGGGCGTTGCCGAAGGTGTGATGGCTGGCGAGTATGGCCGCATGGCGGGCGATATGGCAGCGCAGCAGCGTCAGCAAAACTACAGCCAAGCATTGCAGGCTGCGATGGCTGACCGTCAGGCTCGACTTGGCGCAGCATCCCAGCTCGGCGGCTTGGGCCAGCAAGCGTTCCAGACAGGTCAAACAATTCAGCAGAACCAGCTTCAGCAGGGTCTGTTGCAGCAAGGTATGCAGCAAGCGTTGATTGATGCAGCAAAAGGGCAGTACGCTGGCTACACCGCATCGCCAATGCAATCTTTGTCAGCGCCATTGGCGGCGTTGGGTGCGACCCCCACGCCTCAAACTACTACGCAAAGCATGAAGCCCGGCTTGTTTAATTATTTGCAGCTCGGGGCAAATGTAATTGGAGGTTTAGGATAAATGGTTATGAATCCGCAGCAGCCAAGTCAACCGCGTGGCGGTCTCCTCGGCTTATTTGATAAAGCCATGAAAACTAACGAAGATACTGGCCTTAGCCCGCTGCAAAACTTTGCTGCGGCGCTTGACCCGTTAATCCTGAAAGACTTGCGTGGCGGCGAAGGCATACGTCAGCAAGGCGTTCAGCGTGCGGCAAGCATGTCGAAAAACAAAACTGTTGACATGCTGCGCAAGCAGGGCCGGGACGATTTAGCAAATGCTGTGATGAATAACACAATTGGCGCAAGAGAAGCGTTTAGTGTTTTGCAGAGTGAGAAGGCTGCTAATTTGGCGTTTAGTCGCCAACAAGCTCTTGCTGCGGGCAAAACAAAAGACACTGCATTAATCCGAAATGCAATTGCTGCTGGCTTGAAG